GTTGCCGTACACGAACACATACGGGTGCAACGACACAACCCCACCGGAAACCGAGACATTGTTATTAAATGTTGCGGTAATTGCCCCCATTACTGTGGTGGCGTTGCTAAGAACCACGTTCGTGGTCGACACCGAGACCACCGAGGTGTTCGCAGGCACCCCGGTGCCGGTGACGGTCTGACCTGCCGCAACCCGAACATCGGCTGCCGCAAGCACGATCGTTGTGGTGTTGTTTGATGTCGCAGACAGAGAGAACACACCGATCTGGCTCATCGTGGTGCCGGTAATGTCACCAATCAACACCGGGGTGTCGATGTCCTCATCGATTGCGGCAAGGTTTTGCCCTGGGTGAGCTAAGATATTGTTCACACCACCCGTAACCGAATAGAAGCCATCAAATTGCCACAGGTTAAGAGCGGAGGAAGTGAAGTTACTAAGCGTAAAATCATCGACCCCCGACCCAATTCCGTTGTTGTCAACGGTCAAGACCTGGAGCCCTTCGGCGCGCCCTGAAAAGATAGAGTTGAAGCTATTTTGCGGGTTAACCCATATGCCCCGGGATGGCCCCAGGAGTTGATCTGAGATCACCCGGTAGCCCAACATCTTGCGGGGCCGGCCGCGCTGAAAGCGTACCCATCGGCCGTCGTTGTAGACGGTCTTATCAAACAGTGTGCCGTCGCGCTGTATACCTGCCTTTGTGTCGAGCGCGAAAACTCTCGCTGTCATCAGAACGCCCCGCCAGATACGCCCCCACTAAAGGTGCCAGTGCCCGTGATGAGGAGACCTGTTGCGCTCAATTCAAATCTTTGAGTTGCCAGGATCGCGATAGCAAACTCACCCGACCCTGAACGGAAGATGCCCGTGGATGTCTCTGTTGCAAAATTGAGCGATGGCGCCCCCGCGGTGCCATCCACCAGGGATACATTTGCCGCACCTGCCGCGATCGTTGATGCATTCAGGAGGTTCACTGAGTCGCACAGCAAGATCACCTGTTGGCTGGCCGGCACGGTCGCGGTCGCGCCACCCGCGGCGGCGGTGGTAAACGTGATCTGATATCCGGCAGCGGTGCCGTCGGTCTGGTTGGTGATGTAGTAGACCTGGATGGTCTGGGGCAACTGCACGGTCACGTTGCCCGAGAGCGTCCCGGTGTACTTTTGAACGACATTGGCGGCCTCTGAGGCCGTCAGTGTGTAGCTGCCCGAATCTACCGCCTTGGTCAACTGGGTGAAATTAAACTGCGTTGATCGACCCAGACCCACCGTAAAGAATGCAGCCCCCGAGCAGACAATAAAGGCCGAGTCGGCGGGCTGCAAGGCGATGCTTGCGGCCCCGTTGATGAGACCCGAGGCGGGTGACACCGTGAGGGTGCCGGTGCCGCTGTTGCGGACCATCAGGAACCAATCGTTTCCTAGCGTGACCGCCGAAGTCAAGGTCAGCGTGCCCGAGCCGCTCGTCCAGACATAGGTGGAGGCCCGGTCGGAGTCGATGGCGGTGTAGTTCGCCGCAAAGGTCTGCACCGGCGTTGACTGGTTCAACGTCGTGCTGATCGCCCGCAGGCCATACCCAGCAAGACTGGCGGCGTCCGCTGTTGAAGAGCCCACACCGAAGGCGATAACTCCCCAGGTGCCGGCCTCGGTGCTGTTTGTGGTGATGTAGATGTACTTCGCCGCTCCAGCGGCCACGGCAATAATAGTGTTGCCGTCGTAGTCTGCGACCGTGAAGGAGTTTGCGCCCACGTTGCGTATCAGGGCGTCGTTGCCCACCGAGCTCTGGTTGGCGGGCGGCATGTCTAGTCGCAGCCCGGAAGTGGACGCGGTTACATCCATGATCCTGGCGGCGAAGTCGTCCGTCGCGGATCCGTTGATTGGCCACTCAAGCTGTGTGTTGGCAGATATCGTGAAAGACCGGTACGAGACATCAGTCGGCTGGATCACATTGCCCGTGAAGGGCGAGATAAAGCTCATGAATCCCTCACCACCGTTTGACGGTCACCGATCCGCGCAACATCTTCAATCCTGAGGACCTCCATGATCTTGCTGTACTGCGCCTCCCACATGGTCATGCGCTCGTCGTTCTTAAGGAAGGGCATGGCCTGGAGCAGCGACCCGTACAGCATCGCCTGGGGCGCGTACTGAGTGAACCAGTTGGATTGGTTCGATGAGTCCAGGGGTTGCGCGCGCTCGTAGTAGAGCACCTCGTAGGTGTACGCATCTGCCGGCGTGGGCGCAATTAGCCAGTGCGTGTAATCGTAGTCGCAATAAAACTTGGGCACATCTTCCTGTGTGGGATCAGGCCAGTACTCGCGCAGGTACTCGTACTTACGGAGCAGGACAGGGCTCTTGAGATCCTCTACGGTGACATTTATTGACACGGTCTTGCGCCAGCGGGCCGGTTTGTCAATCACAGGCTCTCCCTGCACGAGGGTGCTCTCAACCACGGTTAGGTTGCCAAGAAACTTGAGTTCAGCCGCGATAACCTGCTCCGCAAGCATGATGAACTGCGGGATCTTGTCAATTGTCGCCTGATCGGTCCGCTCGAGGTAGGTCTCGATATCATCAACCAGCGAATCATAGGTCATGACGGCTGCTACTGGCATCACCACACCTTTTTCTTGATTGATTCGGGCTGTGGAACAAACTGCTTCCCTGAGCGCGTCCCTTCGCGTTTTGCTCTCGAAGTGGAAGCGTACTCTGCCGCGGAGAGTTTTTTAATTTTTGCCTTTGGGAGGTACCGCTCCCCGGTGGCCTCTGGGCCCTGCGTGGAGGGCTTGCCTGACTTCGTTCCCCAGTCCTCTTTGCCCCACTTGGTGAGAGAATTAGAGGCCGACTTAGGCCCCTTGTAACCTCCCCCAGAGGCCTTGTACCTTTGGGTGGCAAGCTGGGCCTTTCTTGCAGACCACTGCCCGGGATTGCCGCCCTTGCCCGACGCTTTTACTGCGGCAACGATCCGTTTCCATTTTGCCGGGTCTGACTTGACGGCAGTGCTCATTTCATCAACGCCGCCTCAGCAACCCTTCTGCGCGTCAGCCCCGCCAGCACCCGCCCTGCCGCTTTGTTCCACTTGACGCACTCTTCCGCAGCCCCATCCCAATCTTGACTATCAACGCGTTTTTTGAACGTAGACACCCTGTAATTTCCTAGGCCACAGTTATAGACCCAGGAGGTTACAGCGGCAATGCGGCGCGGGAGCGCTGTTTGGATCGTCGGCGACATCTTGAGCAAGTTTTGCAGGAAGTAGTCAATGTGGTGATCCAATGCTTGCTCGCACTGCTGGATCGACCAGATTGTTGACGGGTTGATGTCGGGCCCGGTTGCGCCCCAACCGATGGTCCACGGATGGCCCCTAGTGCCTGGGTCTGGGTAAGCCGCAACGCGGCCGTCAGGCAAGCGCTTGGCTAGTCCTTCAAAAGGCTTGATCAACACATCCTTGCAGAACGTTTTGGCCTCATTCATGATTTTTGGTATTTTTCTATGCTGCGCCCGATAAACCAAAATGTGAGCATCATATTAAGCATCGCAAAATCATCTTCATCGTAACTCTTCGTCAACACCTCAGCCCAGTGTGCATCCGTTTGAAATGCGATCGTCAAGCCCGCTACCTTAACAGCCACATACACGCCAAAAGCAATCCAAGTAAGGCCAGGACGGGTAATGGCAGTGATAAAAGAAGCGAGCTTACCTGCCTCTTTTGCTGTGGTGGCCTGCTCCTTAAATGCCTCCTTGATTGCGCCCACTTGCTGGATCGAATAGTCCACATACTTTTCCTCGACCCGGAACTCTCCGCGCATTTTCTCCAGGTCTGTCTGGAGTTGAAACATCTTGAGTTCGTGATTGCGCTCATTTTTTTTGTCCAAAAACTTTAGAATCTCTGGGGCAAGCCTAAACAGGCCACCAAAGATGCTGCCAAGCAAACCGCCGCCAAGTAACTCAAACATTATTTTTTCCTCATGCGCTCGCGTTCTGCATGCTGCCTTCAATCTTGATAAAGCTCAGAAAACGACGCCAGCTGTCCTAAGAGCCATGCTAGAGTTGCAACGACAATCGGGAGGAGCTCTTTTAGAACATCGGACCACTGCATCATTTGTCTGCTTTATTGTCAAGCTTGTCGAAAATTTTACTGAGCATTGATTTTATCTCGTCAATGTCCTTAACGTAGTCGTTTTTCAGAACATACGACTTTGGCAAATCTGCCTCGAGTTGGAACAGGTCTTTCTGAAGAGTTTGCTGCTGCTCCCAGAGCACACGCAACCACCACCCCGCTGCTGCACAGGCGCACCCAACAGCGACGTTAATCAGAGTTTGACCGTCCACACTTACTTCTCTGCTGAAGGCTTTTCCTGTGCCTCTTTCTGGATTTGAGCGATCAGATTGACCACCTGGACATAGGGCTGCTGACCAAGGTATTGGAGTAGCGCGTTAACGAGTTGGGTTGAAAGTGTCACAGTTTCCATTAGGCGCTCCAGGGTA